GCCTGCCGCTCCGCAGGCGTCATGGGGAGGTCGCCGAGCCGGCGCATCTCACAATCGCGCCAAGGCGTCTTGCGCCGCGCGCAACTCCGCCAGCCGACGCAGCAGCTTCGCCCGTCTCGCGTGTTGCGCCGCACCTAAACGCGCCAGTTCCCGACGCACTTCGGCAACCTGCTCGCAGGTACTGTCAGCCTGCCGGTTGCGCTCAATGTCCCGCTGCGTGAGTTGCATGTCAGTCTCCGTTCGTTGCGTTGTGCCGCGGCGCTCAGGCCGTTTCCAACGCGTCGCTGATGTAGTCCTTCGCGTCTGCGATCGTGGTGATGAAAGGCCGCAGTCCGCGCGGCTTGCTGACCGCTCCCTCGATCTCGTAGAGCGGGACGTAAACCTCATGGGTGTTCAGCGATCCAAAGTACGACCGCAGCACCGAGGTCGACGTGCTCGTCCGGCTGATCGTGCAGCCCTTGTAGGAAATGCTCGTGGTCATCTGCGTTACTCCGTTGCTCGTTTCGATGACCACAACATAGCTGATCGTGAGTCACGATGCAATGGGTTTCTTCGGCTGATGCGAAATAATTTCGTGGCCGCGCCGTGAGCCTCTGGTGGTACGTCGCCATCGCGCTGCTCACCAGCTGCGCCATCTGCATCGCCCTCGTCGTCTGGCTGCTCATGACCAGCCGCAGCCATTTCCGCTAGGACGCGCACCATAATGCCGCATCCCGACAAGGTGCCACTCGCGCAGTTGCCTCGTGAGCTTCAACACCTCACCGGCGCGCGCTCGCCATCATACCGCACGCTCTACAACGCAGTGCTCGATGCCGTCATTCCAGCCGAGTTGATAAACGGCCGCTGGTATGTCGATCGGTCACATCTGCCCGCTATCGCGATACAACTCGGAATGGCCGCACTCACGCCGCTCCCGCAGCGCGACGATCCATCCCAAAGGCAGACCGTCCAATGATCTCGCCCATCATGCTCATCATCGTCGTGCTGATCGTGCTGCTCCTCGTCGGCGGCGGCTGGGGCTATCGCGGCGGCTATTACGGATCGTATCCCGCATACGGCTATGGCATCGGCGGCATCGGCCTCGTCGTGGTCATCCTGCTCGTGCTGCTGCTGCTCGGGCGCATCTGACGTGGCGGACTTTATGCACTCCCCACAAAAACTCTCCGTTTCGTATCTGGCAATCGCAGCGATTCAGCCGGCACAGCGCAACCCGCGCACCCACTCGCCGGCACAAATCGCGCAGATCGCACGCTCCATCACCGCGTTCGGCTGGACCAACCCCATCCTGATCGACAAGCACGCGCGCATCATCGCAGGCCACAGACGGCTCGCTGCCGCGCAGCAACTCGGCATTGCCGAAGTGCCAACGATTACGCTCGCTGGATTAAGCGCCGAACAGGTCCGCGCGCTGGTCATCGCCGACAACCAACTGGCGCTCAATGCCGGCTGGGACGCCGAGTTGTTGCAAATGGAACTAGGCGAGCTCGGCGCCGAGGGCTTCGACCTGTCGCTGATCGGGTTCAACGATGACGAACTGAACGACATGCTGAGACGACCAGACTTCGGTGCTGTCGGAGAGGACGAGCAGGGGCGCCTCGATCAGCGCGCTCCCGTCACCTGCCCGGAATGCGGCCATGAGTTCAGCCCGGCCTGAACTGCGGCTCGACTGGTGCGGGCTCGACGCGGCAAAATATGCGTGCGAGCGGTGGCATTACTCAAAATGCTGTTCAGTTGGCCGTCAAAACTTTGTTGGCGTCTGGGAAGGGGAAAAATTCATCGGCGCGGTGGTGTTCGCTCGATCATCGTCGACAGAAATAGGAACAGCTTTCGGTTGCACCCAATGGACATCGATCGAGCTTTCGAGGGTTGCTTTAACAGGCCATCTGACGCCAGTTTCGCGCGTCCTGGGAATATCCATACGAATGCTACAGCGTAGAAATCCCGGCTTGCGTATTGTGGTATCGTTTGCCGATCCAATGCATGGCCACCATGGCGGAATCTACCAAGCGGCTGGTTGGGTATATGTTGGCACATCCTCGCCACGACGGCAGTTTTACATTCGCGGGAAATGGCGCACTGATACGCACGCATGGCGAATACGAACCGACAGAACGCTTTCGCGGCGTGTGCCGGGCAAGCACAAATATCTACTGCCCCTCGACGCCGAGATGCGAGCGCGCATTGCGCCGCTGGCCAAGCCCTATCCCAAGCGTGTGAAGCAGGCGACGGACGAGCACCCCTTGTCCGGCGGCGGGGCAGCACCGACCCACACGCTCCAACCAGCTGAGGCCGCGTGATGCCGATCGTCAGGCGCAACGGCCCGTTACCAGGTGAAGGCGGCGCACCGGCAAAGATCATCGATGCCGAGGTCGCCAAGCGTGCCGCCTCGATCGGCTGCACCCATGATGAAATCGCCGCGGTGCTCGGTATCTCGCGGAGATCGCTTCACAACGCCTACGCCTCCGACCCGGCGCTGCGCGACGATATCGAGCAGGGACGCAACCAGGGCCGCGCCACGTTGCGCCGCCACCAGTGGCAGCAGGCCACCGCCGGCAATCCGACCATGCTGATCTGGCTCGGCAAGCAACTGCTCGGCCAGAAGGATCGCGTGGAGCTCGCCGGCGATCCAGACAAGCCGCTCAACTACGTGGTGCGCACGCCGACGCCGATCGAATGTGCGCGCGACTGGCTCAAGACCTACGCACCGCCGGACATCGAGATCGAGGCCGATGCTGAAACTGACGACAATATCTGTGACTGAGCCGGAGCCGGAGGACGACGGCCACGGCACGGCGTGGACGCCGCAGCCGGGCCCGCAGGCCGCGTTCTGCGCCTGCACCATCTTCGAGGTGTTCTTCGGTGGCGCGCGCGGTGGCGGCAAGACTGACGCGGTGCTGGGCGAATGGGTCAGCCATGCCGCCGAGCACGGGCCGAACGCCATCGGGCTAATGGTGCGGCGCACGCGGACGGAGTTGCTGGAGACATTCGAGCGCGCGCGGGTGATCTACTCCAAGCTAGGCGCCACCGCGACTATCAACCCGATGCGGTTTACCATGCCGAACGGCGCGCGCATCACCTACGCCTACCTCGACCGCGATGCCGACGCCGAGGTGCATCAGGGCGCGTCATACACACGGGTATACGTCGAGGAAGCGGGCAATTTCCCCTCGCCGGCTCCGATTATGAAGTTGATGGCGACGCTGCGCAGTGGTGCGGGCGTAGCGGTCGGCATGCGGCTGACCGGCAACCCTGGCGGACCTGGCCATCAGTGGGTGCGCGCCCGCTACATCGACCCAGCGCCGCGCGGCTGGAAGCTGCTGCGCGATCGCGCCACCGGCTTGCAGCGCACCTACATTCCAAGCCGCGTCGCCGACAACCAATACCTCGGCCCCGACTACGTGCAGCGGCTGAAGGCGTCAGGTTCGCCAGAGCTGGTGCGTGCGTGGCTCGAGGGTGATTGGTCCGTTGTCTCCGGCGCCTTCTTCCCCGAGTTCAGCATGGACCGCCATGTGATCGCGCCGCGCCCGCTGCCGCAGCACTGGGCGCGGTTTCGCAGCTTCGACTGGGGATCGGCACGCCCGTTCGCCTGCCTCTGGTGGGCGGTCTCCGACGGCTCGATGCACGACATCGCGCGCGGTGCGCTGGTCAACTACCGCGAATGGTACGGCATGCGGCCCGGCGAGCCGAACGTGGGCCTCAAGCTCACCGCTGAGGCAGTCGCGCACGGCATCCGCGAGCGCGAGGTGGACGACCCGCAGCCGATGGTCGGCGTGGCCGATCCGGCCATGTTCGCCCAGGACGGCGGGCCGAGCATCGCCCAGAGGATGCATAGCGTCGGCGTGCATTTCCGGCCGGCCGACAATAAACGCGTGCCTCAGCGTGGCGCGATGGGCGGCTGGGATCAGGTGCGGAGCCGGCTGGTGGGCGATGCTGACGAGCGCCCGATGCTGCTGTTGTTCTCGACGTCGCGGGACCTGATCCGCACGCTACCGGCATTGCAGCACGACGATGCGCGGCCCGAGGACGTCGATACCGACATGGAGGACCACGCGCCGGACAGCCTGCGCTATGCATGCCTGTCGCGGCCGTTCGTGCAGGACGCGCCGCCGGTGGTGGTGCGCGACTCATGGGACATGGCGTTCCAACGTGCCGCGCTGGCGGAGGCGCCGGACTCGTGGCGTGTGGCGTGAGGCGGAACGATGTGGCCCCGTAAGGTCGCGCCCACAGTGTGGACACAGGATCGCATGGAGCGACTGGAGATGCTACATTGCGTGATGGGTTGGGACGTTGCTGCTATAGCCGGCGACTTAGGCGTTACCGAGAAGGCGACGGTCTCGCAGATCCAGCTTCTTGGCCTGCGTTTGACGCCACAAGCAGTGCAAGTGAGGCGAGCCCGGGGGTTACGTTCCAGGAGATGGGGAACGCCGCCTAGGGATTATCCAACTATGGGACGCGGAAATGCTCGATAGCATGAGCCACCGCGATCCGGCCGCGCCATGGAATGCACCACCCTGGTCCTGTCGTGCCCGCCATGTGATCAAAAACGCTTTCGGTAGTGACATCGAAGGTAAGACGGTAGCCGATCTCGCCAGTCTGTCTCGTCGGGAATGCATGAACGCCCGCAACTGTGGACGCAGGACAGTGAATGAGATCGCGGAGGTTCTCGCATCGTATGGGCTATCGTTCCGCGGCGAGGGCGCGCCAGTAGAGCCTTGTCTCGCGGCTGTTCTCGGCGAGGGCGCGTCGACACCACGTTGGCAGCCACGTGAGCCTGAGGTTAGCGACCTCACGGATGAGCAACTGGTGATGGAACTGCTGCGCCGCGGCTACATCATTGCGCACGGATACAGGGGCAATGGGCATGACCGATAACCCAGCACAGACCGGCCGCGAGTTCATGCGCGATGCCGCCGACGACCCCGACAAGTGGGCCGACGCGATGATGCAGAGCGCCGAGCGCGAGGGCTACGCGGTCGACCGCGAGTGGCTGCTGCGCTGGCTCGGCGACGCGATCGACGCCGGGCGCAGATCCAAGCTGCCGCCGGTCGTGCCAGATGACCGAGGATGAAATCGCGGACGCCTGGGACGTGGCGAAGCAGGCGGCAAATGCCGCCGATCAAGCCCAGCCTGGAAGCGTAGCATCCGATGCCGAGTGTGAACGACATTGGCCGCGCGATTGCGCAGCGCGTTACCAACGACATCAGGGACAATCACCCCGAGATCATCCTTGCCGCGTGGAATGAGCGGACTATTCGTTCCGTTGTCAGCAGCAACGTGGCGCAGGCACTACATGAACTCGTCTGGGACGAGCCTGCCAGACAGGCCATTGTGGCGAGCGCCGCCCGCCAGGGCATCATCATTGACGAACTGGAGACCAGAGATGCCGACCATACTGGATAAGGTCAGCCGCATTCAGCAGCGCGGCGTGAAGGGCAGTAGCGCATACCCGATCGCGGTCGCGAGTTTGCAGAAGGCCGGCGACCTTAAGAAAGGCAGCCTCAAGGCCTCGGCCAAGGGCGTGGCGCGCGGTGCTATGTCGGTAGCAAGGCGGGCCGCGACCCGCGGGAAGTAGCGTCGCTTATTCTCCCCGCGCGCCGCGTATCCTGGCCAGCGTCACCGCCCGCCATTGGTGGATCTCAGCGGCGTATTCCGGGTTCTTGATATGGGTCAGAGCCTGGGCCACCGTTGCGGGTGATACGCTGTGCAGCGCCGCGAGTTGTTTCGTGCTGGTGATGCCGCCGGCATAGCTGGACGCAATCCGCTCATCCCTGGCTATAGCCGCCTCCCGTGCCAGGTCGGCTTTTGATGGCCCGTAGCAAGACAGCTTGGCCACTGCCGCCTTTGCCTTTGTCAGTCGCTCCTGGGCCTTCAGATAGGCCCGCTTTGCGTTCTCGTACTCCAACCTAGCATCGGTCATGTCCACCTCCCTCACCGTCACCACGCGCCGTCGCAACGACTGGCCGGATGCCGTCGCGTCGCTCAACGACTCCGACACCGATCGGCCGCGCGATGCCGACAAGCAGCACATTCGCATGGTGCGCTGGTTCGAAGAAGCCGAGCAATCGCAACTCAATGCGCGGCAGTTGGCAATGCGGGATCGCTGCTACGTCGACGGTGACCAGTGGACCACGCCCGAGCGCGACGAACTGCGCAAGCGCGGCCAGCCGGTCATCAGCATCAACTACTGCCGGCGGAAGCTCGATCTGTTGTGCGGCCTCGAGCGCAAGGCGCGCACCGACCCCAAGGCTTTCCCGCGCACCCCGGCGGAGGACGAGCGCGCGGATGCCGCCACCCAGGCGCTGCGTTACATTGCGGACGACAACGACTTCCAGGCGCTGCGCAGCCAGGTGTTCGACAACATGCTGGTCGAGGGCTTCGGTGGCCTCGAGGTCGGCCTCGAGGATGACGGCCAAGGCGGCGCGAATATAACGTTGGCCCATGTGCCGTGGGACCGCATCTGGGTCGATCCGCATTGCCGCCAGCCGGACATGCTCGATGCGCGGTATTTGGGCATCGTGATCTGGATGGACAAGGATCAGTTGGAGGACATGTATCCCGACGCGGCCGACGTGATCGAGGGCAGCTTCGCCGCCGACATGACCAGCCAGTTCAGGGACCGGCCGGAGTTCCTGTGGACCGACAACAACCGCGTGCGCTGCCGCGTGGTGCAGTGCCACTGGTCGGATCGCAACGAATGGTATAGCGCCACGTTCACCAAGGCCGGCTACCTGACCCAGCCGCAGCGCTCGATGTTCAAGGACCGCCGCGGCAAGAGCGCGTGCTCGCTGATATTGCAATCGGCATACATAGACCAGGAGAACAACCGCTATGGCATGATCCGCGATCTGATCAGCTTGCAGGACGAGATCAACAAGCGGCGCAGCAAGGCGCTGCATCTGCTGAGCGTGCATCAGGTGGTGGCCGAGCAGGGCGCGGTGCAGGACGTGGACAAAGCGCGCCGCGAGGTCGCCAAGCCCGACGGGTATGTCGAGATCACGCCGGGCATGAAATTCGAGATCGAGAACGGTGGCGACATGGCCACCGGGCAGTTCCAACTGCTGCAACACGCAACGCAGGAGATGCAGCTATCGGGGCCGAACGCGGCGATGTCAGGCACCGATCCGCGCGAGCTATCCGGCCGGGCGATCTTGGCGCAGCAGGCCGGCGGCGCGGTACAGAACGAGCCGCTGGCCGATGCCCTGCGGATGTGGGCGCGACGCGTGTATGAGATGTGCTGGATGGCGGCGCGCGAGTTCTGGACCGCCGGCAAGTGGGTCAGGGTGACGGACGACCTGCAAGACACGCGCTGGGTCGGCATTAACCGGCCGATCACGCTGCAGGACGAGCTCGCCCAGATGCCGCAGCAACAGCGTGCGATGGCGATGCAGCAACTGCAGCTCGTGCCGGGCGATCCGCGCTTGCAGCAGGTCATCAGGGTAGAGAACGACATCAGCGATTTAGACATCGACATTACCATTGCAGAGGGCAATGACATTCCCACCATGCAAGCTGAAAATTTCCAAACTTTGGTGCAACTAGCCAGCATGCAGCCCGGCTTGATCCCCGGTGAGGTACTGATCGCTGCGTCGTCGCTCCGCAACAAGGACGACCTGCTGTCGATGATGAAGCAGCACATGCAAGAGCAAGCTCAGGCACGGCAGCAAGCTGGACAGGTGGCGCAGGCGAGTGCGCAAGCTGACATTACCGGGAAGCAGGCTAAGGCTGCGGCTGATTTCGCCTTGGCAAAGGAGCGGCAGCATAACTCGATTCAGACGATCCACGACATCCATGCGGACTTTTCCTCGCCGCCTTATGGCCAACCGAACACCGCTCCAGACAACGCGGCTCAGCCACAGCCGCAAGACCCGACGCAGATGACGCCTGAGGTTGCTTTGGCCAGTCAATTAGCCGACTTGCGTGGCAAGCACGCGAAGGCTGCGCTAGACGAGGCCAAGGCGAGGCAGGTGCCGCACCAGACTATCGGCGAGATCGCCAATACGCATCAGACGATGGTCGCGACGAATCGCTTAGCCAGAACCCCGATACCGCAAGCTCAACCACCAGGGGCACCCTAAGTGACGTGCTTCCAGCTATATCCGGTGAGGACGGCGTAGACGGTGCTCGGCTTGAGGCCCAGTGCCTTGCCGATCGCCCATCCAGACTTTCCCTCAGTGCTCATGGCGCGGATGAGGCGCACAGCAGGTTCGTCCAGGACGGAGTTCCACGTGTCAGTTCCTCGATGAGCGTAGCGCGCACTCTGGAGGCCGATCCGATAGGCGTGGGCGTGGTTTTCGCTTCTGGAGCACCATTCAAGGTTCGACGCCCAGTTGTCTGTCTTGATCCCGTTGATGTGGTTGATCTCAGCGCCAGTCTCTGGATCGGCGAGGAATGCGTTTGCAACCAGACGGTGCACGTAATGCGTCTTGAACCGCTTGGGTTCGCCGACGAAGCGCAGCGTGATCTGGAGATAGCCCATCCAGGTCGGGTTCAGCTTTCGGACCTTCCCGACATAGGTCGAATTGCTTCCGGGCGTTGCGCGCCGCACACGACCAAGATCGCTAACCTCATAATCGCGATGGTCGGTGATAACGCGCCAGACTTCGGGTACAATTCGGTCAGCCATTGCGTGTGCTCCATACACCGTGATGGTCAGGGGCCGGCTGCTGCTGACACAGCGCCGGCTCCGCAGAACATACCATAATTCGATGCTGGGAGCCCAGTAGATGCCGGCAACCGCGACCGGGCGTGGCGCGCAGGTGATCCTGACCGGCGACGCCCAGGACGCCGCCAGGGGCGTGGCCGCCACCACCATGCGCGGCAACGCCGACGCGATCCGCCAACTCGCGCTGGCCGGCGACGTTGCCACCGGATACGGCCCCGACGGCACCACGCTGACGGGTGCGCCGGCGACCGATTACGCCACCCAGGCGGACGTCGCAGCCTTGCAGGCCAGTGTGGCCACGTTGGCCGCGCGGCAGCAGGTCTCGGCCGCGGTTGGCGTCGGCAACCCGCCAGGCACCACCGCGTCGGTCTACGTGATGATGGGCGTCGGGGTGCAGTTCGCGACGCTGACCAACACCCGCGCGCAGGTGCTCGTCAGCGGCCAGATTGCGAATTCGGCCAACGGCGGCACCTCGACCGCAGGGCTGCGCTACGGCACCGGCACACCGCCGAACAACGGCGACCCGGATACCGGAACGGTGATCGGTGAGCCGGTGGTGTATGTCGCGACCTCGGGCGGTGGTTCGTATGCGCCGTTCTCGCAGAACGCGATCATCACCGGCATGACGCCTGGGCAGACCTATTGGATCGGGGTTGCTCTGCAATCGTCCGGTGCGACGACTGCATCGCTGCTCAATGTGCAGGTGAGCGCGATAAGCCTGATCGATCCAGTGGCGCTGTGAGATGTCGGGCTACGTCCCGCGCCCGAACCCGCTGGCGTTCCTGAACCTGCCACAGCCGGACGACCAGCCGCCGCAGGGCCGGCAGAACCCGCTGACGCCGCCGTGGGCGTATGCCAACAACCCGGTCGGCACCGAGACGACGCAGGGCATGGGCATGCCGCAGGGGCCGTTCAATCAGGTGCAGTGGGTGCGGCCGGACGGCACGCCGGTGACGGCTGGCGACATGGCGCACGCGCACGGCCAGGTGCAGACCGCGATGGATGTGGCGCCGACGATCGCGCTGGGTATGGTGGGCGATGCGCCGGGTGCATTCGCCAAGTGGTTTGGCAAATCAAAGATCGTGGATGAAGGTGGGCAGCCATTAACGCTCTATCACGGAAGCGGGAATGACATCCCGCAGTTTGATACCGCGAAGGCCGGAACATCGACAGGGAATGTGACGACGCCGTGGGGCACGTTCTTCACGCCTTCCCCTGGCGAGGCATCGCGCTATGCAATGGACTTTCACTCATCAGGACAAAACGTGACGCCGGTTCATTTGGCGATTGAGAACCCATACGAGATGACGCGCGGCGAGTGGGACAAGCACGCGATGACCGTATTCCGTGGCCAGAAGACGCAGGACGAGGCTATGGCTTCGGCCCGCGATTTCAAGCAAACGCTGCAAGATGCCGGGCATGATGGCATCATCATCAAAGGGCGGGGGTTCAATAACGAATACGTCGCTTTTGATCCGACGCAGATCAAATCTGCCATCGGCAATCGCGGCACGTATGATCCCAACGACCCGCGCATCAACTACGGCATCGCCGGGCTTGGCCTTGGCCTAGGCGCGGCGGCAACGCAAGCACCGCAGCACTAACCGATCGGCCGTCCAGACCGGCCGGTAGGCGCCCCGCGCGACACGAGTAACGGCTGGATGCGGGTCGCGCGGGACCGCTTCCCCTCCCTCGAGGACATTATGGCAGACAACACACAGCTGGATTCGTTCCTGGCCACAGGGGCGCCCCCGGACGGCGCCCAGGCGCCCCCACAGGAACCCGCACCCGAACCATCGCCGGCACCGGAGAAGCCGCCCAGCACGCCGGAAAAGCCCGCGCGTGAGGCCGCAGCGAAGCCACCCGAGCCCGAGCCGGACGAGGACGACGCGATCCACGTCGTCGATCCGAATGCAACGGTGCCGTTCGCCGCGTTCGAGAAAGCCCGCAACGGGCGCAACGACTGGAAATCCAAGGCCGCCGCCGAGAAGGCCCGCGCCGACGAGCTGAACCGCCAACTCGAGGCGATCCGCCGTCCGCCCGAGCAGCCACAGCAGCCGCCGCAGTATCAGCCGGTCCCGCTGGATCCGGTGAACAACCCGCAGGGCTTCATCGCCCAGGTGCAGCGCGAGATGTTCAACGACAGATTGAACACGAGCGAGCTGATGCTGCGCAAGGAAATCGGCGCCGAGGCGGTGTCGGCCCTGGTCGCCGACTTCAAGCAAGCCGCGGCGCAGAACCCGATGCTGGAACGGCAGCTTCAGCAGCAGGTGCATCCCTACGAGTGGGTCCGCCAACAGGTGGAGATGATCCGGCTGCACCGCGACGTCGGCGCCGATCCCGCCGCCTATCGCGCCCGCGTCATCGCTGAGGAACGCGCCAAGTGGGAGTCGGAGCAGCAAGGCCCCCGCGTCTCGCCCGCCGCAGGCCTGCCGCCGAGCCTCGCCAACGCGCGCAGTGTCGCGGGACGGACCACGAGCACGTTCACAGGGCCGCCCACCATGGACGCGATCCTGGCGGGCGCGGCGGGGCGGCGCAACGGCGCCGCGCGATAGCCAATAGCCGTGCCGTGCCGACCCAGCCGCCGTGGGCAAATCGGGCGTTAGGAGCCGTCGCCGGGCTTACCAAAATCGGGCGTTAGAGCTGCCGCCGAGCTTACCAAATCGGGCGTTCCTGCCGCCGAGGTCACGGGCGTTGCCGACCACACCAATCCGCAACTTCCAACAACCTCAGCGACAGGAGAATCCGCAATGGCGGACATGAATGTCACCCCGGCAAGAGCCGGCTTAACGCCGCTCCAATGGGATTCCGAGTTCTTCATGGAGTACGTTCGCAGGAATCAGTTCAGCCGTTATATGGGGACACAGATGTCCTCCATGATCCAGGTCAGGGAAGACCTCACGAGAAAAGCCGGCGATACCGTGGTGTTCCCCGCCGTGCGCCGCTTGGTGGGCGCGGGAGTTACCGGAAACACCATTTTGGAGGGCAATGAGGAAATCCTCAACGCCCGGTCTTTGAACCTGACCGTCGGCGTGATCCGGCACGCGGTCGCGGTGTCGGACTGGGACGAGCAGAAATCCATCGTGGACCTGCGTGACGCGGCGCGCGAGGCGCTGCTGACGTGGGAATTGGAGAAGATGAGGAACGACATCATCTCCGCATTCGGCTCGATCACCGCGGACGGCAACGTCTCGGTGAGCTACGCCGCCGCCACGGCGGCACAGCGCAATACGTTCATGGTGAACAACGCCGATCGCATCCTGTTCGGCAACTCCAAGGGCAACGCGGTATCCGGCGTGATGGCGACCGCGCAGGCGCTGATCACCGTCGCCACCGGCAGCGCGACCGCGGCCACGCTCACCCTAGTCAAGCGCATCGCACGCACCGCCAACCCGCGCATCCGGCCGATCACCGTCAACAACGACGAGGAATGGTTCGTCTGCTTCATGCCGAGCCTGGTGTTCAGGGACCTGATGAAGGACCCGGTGATCACCAACGCGCTGCAATACGCCTGGAACCGCGGCTCCGACAATCCGCTGTTCACCGCGGGCGATATCCTGTGGGACGGCATCATCGTCAAGGAGATCCCGGAGCTGCCGGTGATAACGGGCGCTGGCGGCGCCGGCATCGACATCGCCAATAACTATCTGTGCGGCGCGCAGGCGCTCGGCGTGGCGTGGGCGCAGCGGATGAAGTCAACGACCAACACACGCGATTATGGCTACATGCATGGAGTCGGGGTGCAGGAAATTCGCGGCATCGGCAAGCTGCGCTTCGGCGTCGATCCCACCGTTGACACAACAAAACCGGTCGATAATGGGATAGTGACCTTTCAAACTGCGGCGACTGCCGATGCGTAACGATCCTTAGGCATATCGTGGTCATCGTGTTAGAATAGCGAGACCCGCCGGTGATGGAACACCGACGGGCCTCTGACCACAACGAGCATGATGGGTGCCCGCCATGGATGACCAACAGCGTAGCCGGAAGAACGCTCGTGAGCGAGCGCGATATGCACTGACGAAGGCCACCGACCCCGAGAAGCTCAGGACCAGATGGAAGCGGGACCGCGAGCTTAATCCGCAGGCCACCGCAGCGAGGTATCGGCGGTGGTACGATACCCACCAAGAACACCTTAAAGCCTATCAGGAGGCCACCCGCGAGAGGCGCCTAAAAAACGGCAAGGAGTGGGCAAGGCGCAACCCGGAAAATGGCAGAGCTAGGGTCCAGAAGTGGCGGGGTAAGCACCCCGAGAAAGTGACTGCCTATCGTGAGGCGAACAAAGAGAAAATCGAGCAACGCACCAAGGAATGGAAGCGCGCCAATCCTGACATGGTGCGAGAGAATACGCGGAAATGGCATGCCGCACATCCCGACGTGGTGAAGAACTGGCGCAAGGCTAACCCCGAAGCATGGCGAGCGCAGGTCCAAACACGCAGGGCGCTTATGGCGAGTGCAGAGGGACGGCACACGGGTGCTGACCTGCGGTCTCTCCTGAAGCAGCAGAACTGGCGTTGCTGCTACTGTCAGAAGTCGATCCGCACAAAATACAGCGTCGACCACATCCAGCCGCTCAGTAAGGGCGGCACTAACTGGATCGCGAATATCCAATTGCTCTGCTGCCCCTGCAATTCTGCCAAGCAAGATACCGACCCGATCGAATACGCGCGCCGCAAGGGACTGCTGATCTAACCCCGAAAGGAGAACCCCATGTCGCACTCGACCAGCACGGACAACAAGAACAACGCCGACAACAAGGGCCAGGCCGCTCCGGCAGCCGCGGCGCCCAAGCCGGATCCAAAGGCGGAGGCCGCCGCCAGAGAGGCACAGGCCGCCGGCTCGATCGGCGCGCAGGTCATCCTCGACTTCAACGGCGATGGCAGCCTCGGCGCCCGCGGCGGCGCATCCGGGATCATGAACGAGAACGTCGCCGCCCGCGACGCGCACCTGGTGGCGCTCGGCCTCGATCCCGTGGCGCCGTCCGGGCCACCGCCCTCGCTGGAGCAGCGCAAGGCGCAGGCCGCGGCGGCCGAAGCCTACGCCAAGGCGGCGGACGCCCAGCACGCAACGCCGGGCTCCGGCGCCGCCTCGCGTGTCTCCAGCCTCGCTGCCGGTCTCATCACCGAGCCCGCCGACGTGCCGATCGCACCGCCACCGGCGGCGCAGACTGCGCATAAGTAGGCGCTGCGATGACCGTCTCGGTCGCGATGCTCGCGGAACGGGCGCTCCGTCGCCTCGGTGTCGCGGTCGTGCCGGTCGCCGACCGCCCGGCGCTCGCCATCACCATCACCAAGGAACTGATCGCCACTCGCGCACTGCTCTACCTCGGCGTGATTGCCGCCGACGAGACGGCAACCACCAACGACGCCAACTGGGCACTGGCCAATGTCTACGTGGCCCACGAGTCAATGGTCGGGCAGGGCTTCGTCAGTTGGGCCATCGATGCCATCCCGGATGCCGTCGCCAACGAGTATGCGCGGCTGACGGCGCTCAACCTGGCGTCGAGCTTCGGCAAGCAAGCGGACCCGGCGATGCTGCCGCTGCTCGAGGGCCGGGTGCGCAAGGCATCGATGGTGATGCGATCAATCGACGATGCAACCCAGGCGGTGATGTCGGTGCATCAGGATCTGACAGCGCGTGGCCTCGCGCGGTGGACCTCCCAGGATATCCCCGACGCGCTGGGCGATCCCTATGCCGTGCTGGCCGCCGACGCCTTGGCGCCGCTGTATGCCGTGGACACCGATCCCAAGGACACCCAGGACGCGGTGATCGCAATCTATCGCTACATCGCGCTGCCCAGCTCGGGCGAGCGCACCATGGCGGATTACTTCTGATGGCGGACGACGGCCTCGACTTCAACGGCTGGATCAAGCCACCAGAGGTGCCCCCCGATCCGGTCGGCGACGACTGGCGCGGCGCGCCAGGCCCGACTGGGCCGACTGGGCCGACTGGGCCGCCCGGGCCAACAGGGCCGGCGGGCGGGTTGCCGCTGCATGGCGTGAGCCTGCCGACATCCACCGGCACACCGGCCGACCTCGCGAGCAAAGGCATCATAACTGGCGACTTATATCTCAACGGAGGCATCGTATGCGTCGCACCCTGATCACCGGCACCGCGGGGGTCTGAATGCAACAGTCGTTCGTGGTGCCCTATCTGCGCTCGTCACCCATCCACCTGCCGCGGCGCGACCTCGTGCTGGCCGCCGCCGACAGCGTGCTGCTCAGCGTTTCCATCATCGAGAGCGACGACCCGGCAGCCGAGGCATTGGTGATCACCGGCGGCATCGGCGGCCCCACGCTGCGCATGACCGTGTGGCCGGATAATATCGGCTATTACCGCGACTACGGCATGTGGCTGCCTGTGATGAGTTCAGTGCTGTGGTCCGGCACCGGCACCGTCGATGCGGATACCGTCGGCACCTTCGACTTGCTGATCCCGGTCGCCACCATGGCCTGCTGGCCGCCCCGCTGCATCTATGCGCTGCAACTGGACTGGAGCGGCGCCACCCGCTCGGAGACGCTGGCGCAAGGCTCGCTGCACGTCCGTCTTACCGCCTCGCCCGCCGGGCCGTTCGTGGCCCCAGCGCTGCTGACCGATGACCGGATTCCGGTGCTCGAGGACGACACCACCCCCGTGCTGGCATAGAGGGAACGGCCGATGTCCACCACCATAGGCGGCGTCAGGATCGCCGACATGCCGGACCTCGGCACGCTGACCGATGCCGGCTCAGTGGTCGGCGAACATAGCGGCTCCGGTCGCTTCCAGGCGCAGGCCCTGCTGCGCTACGTGCAGCCGTTCAATGTCCGCACCTGGGGCACCAACGCCGCCGCCATCCAGGCCGCCACCAACGCCTGCCACGCCGCCGGCGGCGGGGTGGTCTATTTCCCGGCCGGCTTCTACACCGTCGAGCAGTCGATCGATGTCCGCGGCATGTCAAACATGATCTTTGCGGGCGACGGGAAGGCGTCCGTCATCACCTGCACCGCCGCGCTCAACGGCTCCGATCCCAACCTCTACAACGACGTATTCAACGCCAACAACCTATCCACCACCTATCCGAACTATCTCACCAATCTGGCGTGGCAGGATCTGAAGATCGACTGCACCGCGCAGAACGCTTCTGGCGTGCCTGGCGCTGCGACCGCCGGCTACAATCTGTGTGCGATCGAGTGCCAGAACGTCAACAACGTCCGGTTCAGCCGGCTGCAGATCGTCAACGCCTTCGGCAACGCCGTGGTGTCCGGCACCATCGATCCGCAACTCACCGCCGCGGCCACCGCCGCCCTGACCGAGGACTGCGAGTTCGTCGGCTGCGTCGGCGGCATCCTGCCGCAGTATCATATCACCGGATCGGTGGTGCAGTATGGCGCGATGCGCGGCGGGGCGATCCAGCGGTGTCGCTTTATCAACTCGGGCGGTCCCGCCATCGATGTTTTTAATTGTTTCGGCACCGCGATCCGGGGCAACTATTTCTCCGGCAGCAAGGGAACGCCGGTCGGATCCGGCCAGTCGGTCAATTCGATCCATAGCGACTTCGGGCTGTCGTCCTGCGCGATCGAGGACAACATCTTTCTCGGTGCCGGGCCGATTTTCTTGGATGGCCAGATGACGGTGACCGCCTTCAACGTGATCGCCACGCCCGGGCCGCAGAACTGTTCGATCAGCCGCAACAAGCTGTACGGCGCCGCCTCGGCCAATGCCACCATGCCGCATATCCAGCTCCTCGGCGGCAGCAGTGCCACCGCGCTGGGCAACGCCGTGGGCAACCTGATCGACGGCAACAACAGCTTCCAGGCCCCGGCATCCGGCATCCGGCTGACCGACGGCGTGCGCAACTTGGTGATCAACAACACGATCTCGCAATGCGGCTACGTCAACCATTCCGACGCACCGTTCCGCGCCAACGATTCCACCCAGCCCGGCGGGGGCAGCAAGGAAAACCGCTTTGCCGGCAATCAGATCGACGGTCCCTACGTCAACACCAATTACCAGGACAACGGCGCCAACAACACCAGCAACCGCTTCTGGGACAACCGGATGGAGACCGCGTTGAGCGGCACCTCGACGATCAGCACCGCGACGCTGGATAAGCAGCGCAACTACGGGCCCGGCTCGCCATGAGCGGTGCCCAGGCCGCTCCGGGCGGGATGCAGCGGATACCGTTCCCGACCGAATCGTATCAGCATCCGTCGCTGCCGCTATCGGCGAAACGGCTGCTCAACTGCTTCGCCGAGCAGGCGCCAGCCGACGCCCACAGCGCCGTTGCGCTGCGCACCACGCCGGGCCTGGTTTACCGCGAGACCCTCGGCAGCGGGCCGTTCCAGTCGTTCAACACCACGCTGGTCGGCGGCTACTACGCGGTGAGCGGCACCCAGGCGTTCCGCAATGCCTTGGGCGCCACCACGATGATCGGCGACGTCGGCACCGCGGCAGATCCGGCGATGCCGGCCGGTTCGGTGATGGTGACGATCGCCTGCTCGCCGTTCGCGGTGGTGATCTGCGTGCCGCCGCGGCTTTACACCGCGCCGCACAACGTCGCCACGCTCAGTCCGATCGATACCACGGGCTTCCCCGGCGGTGGCTGCAACAGCGTCACCTATCTCGACGGCTATTTCATCGGCACGCAGCACGGCCTTGGCAACACGTTCTTTGTCTCCGCGCTGCAAGACCCGACCAGTTGGGACGCGCTCGATTTTGCCAACGTCGAAGGTATGCAGAACGTCCTGTTCCGCGCGATCACGCATCGCGGCGAGCTGTGGCTGGTCGGCGCCGCCGCCTCAGAAGTCTGGTATGATGCCGGCGCGGCAGACTTTCCGTTCCGGCGCCAGTCCGGCGGCGTCATCCCTTATGGCTTCGTGCCGAAGTCAGTGGCAGAGCTCGACGGCTCGGTATGGTGGGTGTCGCCTGACGGCAACGTCTACCGTTCGGCCGGATACCAGGCACAGCGGGTCAGCACGCACGCCATCGAGGCGATCATTGAGCAGAGCAACCCGGACTTCGCGATCGGCATGGCGTATTTGCAGGAGGGGCACGCGCATTACTGCATGACGCTGACCGATATCGGCCGCACGCTGTGCTACGACGCCGCCACCAAGCAGTGGCATGACCGCTCCAGCGGCGCCGACGGCAGCGGCGCATGGCGCGCCCTGGTGGCCGGGCGCATCGGCGAGGGCGCCTATGTCGGCGATGCCGGCGGCGTGCTTTATGCGCTCGATCCGAACGGCACCACGGACAACGGCCTCCCGATCTTCCAGCAGGTCACCTTCCCGCCGCTCAATGCCGTCACGCGGCGCGCGTTCTGCGCCAGGGCCGAGGTCGAGATGCAGGTCGGCAGTTCGCCGCTGGCGCCGGGGACCGTCACGCTGGACTGGTCGGACGACGGCGGCATCACCTGGAGCGGCGGCCCCCGAGTGATGGCGCTCGGGCCAGGACTGCGCACGCGGGTGTTTACCACCAGGCTCGGCAGCTTCCGCCAGCGGGTGTTCCGACTGACCTCGCAGGGGCGTTCCACGCTGTATGACGTGTCGGCCGATATCGCCGCGGGTGCCACCTGATGGCGACGCCGGTCCCGGTCCCGCCGCAGCCGCCGGCCAATCAGGCGCCGCTCGCCGACACCGGCGTCGAGCACTCCCAGGCTTGGGCGCAATACCACCAGTCGATGTCGGACTGGCTGGCCGGCGCGCAACTGAAGAAGGGCGTCACCGACGGCTCCGACGCGAAGCCGGGCGAGCTCGGCGAATACATGACGTCGACCGGCGCCAACCTGGCGCTGACGACCAATGTCACCGCGACACTGGCTTCGCTCAATCTGACGGCGGGCGATTGGGACGTGCATGGCTTTGTCGCATACAGCGTGGCCTCGGGGGCGCATCCGGTGAGCTTCCTGTTCGGGGTCGCGAGCCTCGACACCAACATCGTCGCGACGTTCCCGAGCGGGCCATTCTCGCTCTCGCAGTGGACCGGGCCGAAGCGGGTGAACGTCAGCGCGGCCGGCGTTGCGCACGTGCTGGCGTCGTGCATCTTCACCGGCAGCGTGTCGGCGCAAGGCTCGATCATGGCGCGGCGGGTTCGCTGACGTGCTAGACATGGAAACGCCGGCCAGAAGATGGTCTGACCGGCGTAACCGTGGAGAAGACGATGCTAGCACATCGCCAACTCCTGCCTCGGATAGTGGTCGCGATCTCGATCAAGATCAAGGTCGCGATCATACGCCGCAGGTAGGGTCGGAGGCCAGCTTGGCTGGCCTCCTTCCCCGGCGGGGGGTGTGAGATGAGGAACTTCCTGCGCATTGCGGCCGGGATCGAGGTGCTGCCGCTGATGATCGACCTCTATAGAAATCCTGGCCTGTGGGACGCGCACCGGGCGCGCACCGATGGACCTGGATCGTTCGCCGGCACATCGGACATCTGGGTGCGGTTTCGCGATCCGGCGGAACTGACGGGCCCGGAGAGCTACGCCGAGCCGCATGTGCCGGTATGGTATCCCGCATGGCATGCGCTGCCGCATCTGCGTCCGATCGTGTTCGGCCTGATGGCGCGCGTCGAGGCGGTGCAGTTGGGTGGCGTGTTGATAACGCGCGTGCCGCCCGGTCAGCAGGTAGCGCCACACGACGACCGCGGGCGCTGGCACCCGACTTTTTTTCAGACGAAGGCCTATATCCCATTGGCAACGAACCCGCAGTGTTATAATACTTGCGGCGACGAGATTGTGTCGATGGCAATAGGAGATGTTTGGTTGTTCGACAATCTTAAGGTTCATTCTACAGTAAATGATGGTGAAACCGACCGGGTCACCTTAATCGTTTCGATGCGTTGTGAGTAGAAAGTTTCCGGTTCCCACTCAGGAAGAGGTGGGAGCGAGGCTCAAATACGATCCGGCCACAGGGGTTCTTACAAGGAAGGCATACATAAGTGGTCGTGGGCATCACCTACGGTCTAACGATGGACGACCGATACTCACAGAGCACCGAGATGGCTACACCACAGTTTCGGTGTGCGGCTACGTCTATCTAGCCCACAGGCTGGCTTTTCTCTTGATGACGGGCGAATGGCCAGATGGTGATATCGACCACATAAATGGTGACCGGCGAGACAATCGCTGGGTTAATC